ACCGAACACCATCTGTTGCGTCTTTATGATAAGTAGACCAATTAGATGTTGAGTCTGTTCTTTTAACTATAATTACTGCGGGAGTAGAGCCTAAATTATGGTTGTGAGTTGTAGTAGAACCATCACCAGTCCATGTCACAACATCAAAGAACTTCTCAGCCTTGCGGAATGTCCATGAGGCTGTAGTTGCTCCGCTTTGTGATTCAGAGCCGCCATAATCTCTACCAGTATTAAAGCCAGTTGACGTAGCACTCCACGGCGAAGTTGTATTTGTATATGTGGGTTCTGTAGTAATGTACTGTAATGCTCCATCACCACGTTCAGTATCGTAAATGTTATGGCCGTTTGCGGTTGATCTGGTTTTAAACCAAACCATCCCGCCTTCGCCATCAAGATCAATGCCGTTGTCTATTGTAATATTTGAGCCTGTGCCATTATACAAATAAGTCGAGAAGACATCCTCAACCATAAGTCCTGCACCACCTGCATTACCTGCGGCTGCTGTTAGAGCTTTCGCTAGTTTGCTCATGCGTTACTCCTAAACGTAGCTGCCAGTGTATGCACCGTAGAGTGTGCTAGAGACTTTCCAAAAGACCAGTGTGTCCTTAGCAGTCAGCGTAGGAGCGACGTTGCCACCAGAGGTTACCCAAGTCATTGTAGGCCACGTTACTGTGTAACTAGCACCTGCTTCGAGCTGTAGGACAATAGCGTCACCTGAGATTAAAGAGTCTGTGAAGGTCGTGTTAGCCGCTAGAGTCTTGGTCTGTACTGCGCCGTTGGTCGCGTCAAAGGCTGTGCCTGTTAGCGAGTAGACAGTGTCTCGGATGGTCTTGTTGGTAAGAGTTTGCGTGTTGGTAGACGTAGTAGTGTTAGCGTCATAGCCCTGTACAGTTACACCAATGTCGGTATCTACAACAACATTAGAACCCCCATTCTGAAGCGTTCCAGTAAAGTTAGCAGTAGTATCAGAATATGAAACGTAGCCCCCAGTATCAATAAGATACCCAAGGCTTGTCCAAGCCGTAGAGCCATCTCCTGCTTTTATTTTACTGGTATCTGTTTCTAGTCCTAATTCACCTTGAGCCAATGTAGGATTAGCAGAAGTCCAGTTAGTGGCAGTATCACGCCTAATTTGTATGATGTCAGCCATTAAGCTGTACCTCCATTAATGTTTTGAGCTATGGTGTATACGCTGTTAGCGAAGCCACCGTCAGGGTTTTTAACTTGTGAAACAATACTAGCTGTTGTATAAGCTAATATTTCTACACTATCATTTAAAACAGCACCAGTAGTTAAAGCAATATTAGAGCCTCCAGAGGCTGTAAAGTCAGTTCCTACTAATAATTTAACGCCGTTAAGAAAAACATCTACATAGCCTGCGTCATAAGACGCTGCAAAGTTTACTTGTCCTGATGTAGCTGTATAAGTTGTTCTAGTGTAAGCAACCTGTGCTATATCATCCCAAGAAGCTTCTGTACCATCTGTTGTTAGATATTTACCAGAATTCCCTGTTTGAGTAGGTAAAGCATCTACTTCAGCCCAACTAGGGTTTGTGCCGTCAGTAGTCAGAAAATATCCACTATTTCCTGTTTGAGCAGGAAGAGCATCAACGTCACCAAAAGCAATATTACCTGCACCGTCTGTAAGAAGTGCTTGACCACTTGTGCCGTCAGTTGTAGGAATAGTAAAGGTATTTACAAAGCTTTGAAGATTACTATCGTAAGCTAATACATCAGTACCAATTGTAAGACCTAAAGAAGCCCTTGCAGTTGCGCCTGTCTCAGCTACCCATGTAGAGCCATCACCTACAATAAATACACTATCAGCAGGAGTTAAAGCCGCAATAGCCTCTAGATCAGTATCCCCTGTTTGTAGTGCATTTATCTGTGTTTGAATATTAGAAGTTACGCCATCAAGATAATTAATCTCTGTTGTAGTTACGGTAGCACCATCTAACAGGTTTAGCTCTGTCGCTGTAGCTGTAACACCTAGTGAGGCTATTGCAGTATTACCAGATTCCCCAATCCAATTAGTGCCATTACTAACAATAAATAGCCCATCAGAATGAGTAATTCCTGAAATATCTACAAGAGATTGATCAGATCCTTGTAGCCCATTAATCTGAGTTTGAAGATTACTGGTCGCACCATCTAGATAATTAATTTCTGCTGTTGTAGCAATAACGCCATCTAGGACATTTAATTCTGTAGCAGTTGCTGTAACTCCTAAACTTTCTAAAGCTGTAGCAGGTGTCTCAGTTACAAAGTTAGTGCCATTTCCTACTATAAAATTACCGTTAGTAGGAACAAGGCCTGCTATGTCTGTAAGCTGTGCATCTAACGGCTGCTTAGCATCTAGCTGAGTCTGTACATTGGATGTTACTCCATCTATATAGTTTAATTCTGTAGCTGTAGCGGTAATTGCCGTGCCATTAATAGATAAAGTAGAAAAGTTACCTGTAGCAGCAGTGCTAGAACCTATAACAGTATTATCAATTGTGCCACCATTAATATCAGCAGTATCTGATACAAGACTATCAATGTTGGCAGTCCCATCAATGTATAGGTTTCGCCATTCCTGTGTAACACTTCCTAGATCATAAGTATTGTCAGTCTCAGGAATTATAGAACTGTTTATGTCTGCGCCAAAAGCTACTGTATCTGTAGCAGAATCCCCAAACGTAAGATTACCATTAATTATTGCATTGCCTGTGACTGCAAGATTTCCTCCTACAGAAAAATCTCCAGTAGTGCTACCAGTATCTGCTGCAAGAGTATCAATATTGGCCGTGCCATCAATGTATAAATTTTTAAATTCTAATGAGCTTGTTCCTAAATCAATATCATTGTCAGTAACAGGGACAAGCGCACCATCCTGTATTCTGATTTGTTCAATAGCAGCATCGCCTACAGAGACATAAAAGCCCCATCGATTATTAATGCTGTCTACTTCTATTTTATTGTTAAAGGTTTGATCACCGATAACATATATATTACCGCCTTGACCATTAGTACCATCGTGTTGATGGCCTGTAGTTCCTGTAGTTGTGTAGACAAAAGCATTTTCTAATTGATTATATTCATTATTAAATAGTGACGAAGTAATTACATCACCATCTGTAAAAGTGCTTTGTCTTGTGTAAGTAGTCCCTGCCATTACTATCTCCTACCTGCGGGGGTATAATTAATATATAAACCATTTATTGAGTAAGGCGCTTTGTTATCTTCACTATAAATTCGGAAACTTACTGTATCCCCGCTTCCTTCTATAGCATTTCTAGATGTTGGATCTAAAGACCCTCCAAATGTAGCGTCACCAAACTCTGATTGCCCAAAAATTGCAGGGTACCTGATACCATAAATTAAATAATCTTCAGGTTGAGGGATAGCTCCATCTTCGTAGTTATATCGAACACGTAAATAAGGACTGATGGTACCTTCTGGCCCAAAAGATATTTTAGCGTATTTAAGAGTTTTTAAAGTTCCTGCATCCCCAAAGTCTAAATTAGGTGTTTTGTAATAAGCATTAATAGTTTGTTCTGCACCATCTTGATAAAAGTAATTACCAGTGTCATGCAAATAAATATAACCTAAATTATCACCATGATAAGTTTTTTCTTCGCCTGAGTCATCAAACTCAGAACTAATGGCAGGTGCTTGTACGCCTTTTATCTGTGACCACTCAAATCCATTCGCTGTTAAAGTTCCTACAAGCCCGAACGAAGCATTAATATCAGAACCAGAACCTGTATAAAATAATCTATATTGAGATCTACTACGCAATACTACGCTGCTAATTTTATAATCTGAAATGTTTTCTGTTACATTAGCAACTAAAGACTGCACCTGACGAGATACAGATCCTAATTCAACATCTCCAATCCTTGCAGTGGCAGCAACAAGCCTAAGTCCATCAGGAGCGAGGAATAGAATGTCTCCTGCAATTTCCTGAATACTATAACCGCTGAGGCATCCCACGTTGTTGGTAATTTGGATAACTGCTGTGTTTGCGGCATCATTAATATTATCTAATCTATGGATTGTGTTTTCACAGAAAATAAACAAAGAACCACGGAAACTTTTTATTCCGGTTATTCTATCCGCAATAGTTACTGAACCTGATCCTGTTCCTGTAAAACTTCTATCGTCATTTGTTGCACTATAATAAACAGTACTTGGGTCATTAGTTGTATCTACAATACAAAGGTGTCTATCTAATAGCTCAACATATTGGCCTGCGGCAGGTGTTGAAATTTCTTCGTATACAAATTTACGATTTGACCCTACGCCGTCAATATGAAAGTGTGCAACAGCATCAGCGCCTGTAGCTATAGTTAAAGAGCCATAAGAACTATCAGTATGCCCAGTAGGGGCCCTCATGATAACAAACTGAGCTTGGTCTTGGTTAGGCCTGTCTAGTGTTGTTAAGGCTGCTAAGTCTGCTTCTAGAGATCCATTATGCCCTGTATGTTTATTTATCTGTAACCAACTAGTACCTGTTTCAGAATAATAAATACTAGTCCCTACACAGACTACAACTCCTAACGCATAAGGAATAACACCATGTACTGTAGAATTATTTTCTGGACGAGTTGTCCCATACGGCGCATAGCCATTTATTCTCCTATAACCTCCATCAGGATGAACCTCAAAGTTTAAAAGCTCTTTAGCCACGCCGGGCTGTTGGAGCATATCAAACTCGTTTAAGTTGGTGTTTAAGCCACCCTTACACGAAAATCCAAAAGGCTGAGACATTATACGAACCGTATCCTATCGTCTTTAATATAACTAACAGGAGGATCAAGAAGATTTTCTCGCATGCTTCTTAGTCCTTTTTTATAATCGTCCATCGCAAAAGAAGCAGATTGGGGGTTTTCTTTAAACTGCCACATATAGTAACGAGCTTTAGCAATTACAACATTAGTGTACATATCTGGGAAAACAACTTCGTCGCTATACAAGTTTAATTTAACAGGCTGTCTCCATGCAAAAAACCAAACCTTGTATTCTTTTTTAGGTATAGGACTCAACCCAAAATTACGACCGTCAGGGCTGCGTATAACTGCATTAGGCTCTCCCCAGTTTTGGGTGTCGGCATCGTCATTGTTTTCTTGGGTGCGTTTAAAGTCTTTCCAAGTCTCTGTAGATATAAATCGTAGATTTTTATTGACATAGGGAGCAGTTTCTCCTGCTACACCTACGGTAGTAATATAAAAGTTTTCCCAATCTATAGCAGCATAATCATCTGCCCAAGAACTACTAGATTCTTTTAGCTCATACCACCGAGTTCCTGCAGTAGTGTCTACAGAAACATTTCCATACATAGGATCTACCGTTCCACTTTCAGCTACAGCTAGAAAAGGCCACTTAGGTTCTTCAGTAACAATATCAGAATAAGCACGGTTAATACAATCCTTAGCATGCTGTTGGATACCAATAGCATTAGTAAAGTTACCTGAGGACATAGGAACTTCATTGAGTTCTCTGAGTAACTCATTTGTTAACTGAAGAAACGTAGTAGCCATTTTTTAACACTCGTATGCTTTTGGCATTGCGTCTTTAATAGTTTTACCATATTGGGGCTGTGTTCCTTTAGTACTTACAGGGCCACCCATATTCATTTTCTTTTTAGCCATACCACCGTAACTATACTTTTTCTTTTGCTGCTTTGGCATCATCATTTTTAGCTCCAAATATTTTATCCCAATTCGAGGAATATTCATCGTGACTTACTTGGCTTTGTCTAGGCCTTCCGTGTTGAGCTTTACGGGGCTTTAAAACTATTCTTTTATTCTTTTGCATATAAAAAAGTAGGGGAGTTTTACCTCCCCCACCTCCTAAAGTTTACTAGTCGATAGTGTAGAACGCGCCTACACATGCCTCTGGACGTAGTACTTTAACACCGTGAACATGAAGACCACGAACAATATCACCGAAAGATGATGGGTCGCGGATAACTTCAGTGTTAACGATAGTCTGTGCAGTAGCTACCGCAGACATGTGACCACACATTACCTGACCAGTAGCTGTAGATGTCGCAGGTACATTGTTAGACTTGTACATGCTGAATCCACGAAGCTTGCCAGAGCTAATCAAACCGTTGCGGATTGAACCCTGACCTGCGTTGAAGTCTACAGAAAGGAGTTTAGAATCTGTCTGTGACAGCTCCTCGTAGAAATCAGGAGATGCTACGAACCAACGACCTTCTTCTGGTACGTTCTGCTCATCGAGGAGACGAGCCATACGAGCCATCAGATCAAGGGGGTCAACTTCAGAAGCTGTACCCAGATCGATTGATGCAGTAGTCTCACCAATACCGCCAGAACCTACTGCTGCATCTGCACCAAGAATATGGTCAGGAGCAGAAGCTGAGATACCCGCAGCAATCTTAGCGAGAACATTTTCATCAAATGCATCCTTTAGTGAGTATGCAGCACTTGAGGCTGCGATTTCACGCCAGTTTACATGAGACATGTTGCTTTCAATATCATCAACGATGAACTTGAATGCGTTAGCAGTGTCAACGACAAGAGTAGTCTCTTGGTCAGTGAGCTTTGTCTGCGTTACATCTTGTCCACGCTCATACTGATAAACCTGAATAGTAGGCTCTTTGATGATACGAACAGAGTCACCGTAAGCAGCAATTTCGCCAGAGTAATCAGTATTAGTGATTGCTTCAGCAACAGATGCTTTACGGAAGAAGTTTAGAACCTGCTTGCTATAAATGGCAGGGAGGAAAAACGAATTTGTTTGACCCGCTACACTGTTAGCAAAGTTAGCATCGGTATCCGTGCTAGGCTCAAAAAACTGATCTGATTGGTTATACGCCATTATTAATTACCTTTAAAAAGACTAAGTTATTTAGTTACTCGGCCTTCTGAGATCGCAAGGTTAATTTCCTTTTCATACTTATCGTATTGATCAACAGACATCCGAGCAATTTCCCGTTCCGTCCAAATCTTAGGTTGTTTAGTATCAATGGTCTTTGTTTTTGTTGAGACCATATCTGCTGCACTTCCTTGAGACTTAGGCGCTTTTTTAATTGACTGAGAAATACCATTTTCAATCTTGTACAAATCAATAGCGCGACTAGCTAAACTAGCATCGTTAGAGTTTTTATAAATCCAGTTCTGTATTTCCTGCGGCTGAGCTTTAGCCCAAGCATGGAAACTTTCATCGCCTCGAATATCTTCAAAGTCTGGGTGCCTCTCTCGAAGCGCAGTCTCTGCTTCCTTTTTAGCAATATCAGCTTCACGCTGCTTTATAGTTACTAGCTCTTGCCGTATGTCAGAAATCTGCTGCTCACTTTGCATATGAGCCACAGACTCTACAGTTTCATACAGATCAGGATGTTTCTTTCTAAACTCTTCAAGTTCCTCTATAGACTTAGGAGCTTTATATCCCGGAGCAGCGGCTTGTGCTTCTGCTAAGAGTTCTTGCTCTCTTTGTTTAAATTGAGAAACTTTATTGTCATAATGCTTTTTTAGATCATCATAACGCTTTTTATAATTTGTATCAGAGGCACTTTCTTTTTGAGGGGTCGCTTCTTTTTTAGAAGGAGTAGCCTCTTTAGGTTGCTCAAAAAACAAGGTGTCTGCGCTAACAAACGGTTTGTCTTCTTGATCATGCCATTCTTTGTTCATGTTATATGGATTCGCCTTAGGCTCCTCTACACTAACTGTCTCAGTCATTTTTTTCTCCAACGGGGCTTGTCATTTTAACAAGGTAGCCGTACCGTCTTTTCTCGTCAGAATGGTAGGGGCTTGTTACTACAAGGTGGCCGTAATTGTTTATCCTATACTAGGCATACGATTAGTTTCTCTCATCATTTGTTTTATATCTTCTTCTCCTGAAGATACAAGATCAGTGTTACTAGTTGTACGCCTACTCATTAACCCACCATCATAAGCACGTTCTGCTTCATCCATCATTGTTTGAAGGTTTTCTGCGCCTATTTGATCAGTGGCTTTTTTGGTCATAACAAACTCACCGTCAGATAATCTGGCGGGGATAGAGTCTGATACTCCCGTTCCGGGGCCTTCAACTTCTCCGGCTCCGGAAAACTCAGAAGCAGTCACCAGAACCTTATCAAAGATTTGATTCAGTTGTGGATCAGCCTCTAGAGCATTCTGCAAGTAAGACGCTTCTTCACCTTCTAAGGCTTGCGTCATTACATATGTTTTATATTCTTCTACCATTTCACCGTCTGGTAGCTGTGAGGCCATTGCCTCTTCCATTTCTTCTGGAGGAATATTGTCGTAAGTATCTTCAGGTACAGCTTCCATTTCAGGAGGAACGAGCATAGAACCTCCTTCTGCTTTTTGCATTCTATTTTGAAATAAAGCAGCTAAGCCTTCTTCAGGCTTTTCCATTGGGCCAAACATACTCATAAGTCCACCTTCGTTTCTGTACTGACGAGCTGTGTTAGCTGCCTTTTTAGGTTGTTTAGAAAACTGTTTGCCTTCTTTAGTGTCTTTTCTTTTCTTTGCGGTTGTAGATGCGTACTCAGAAGAAGACATAGCCTCTATAGCTTTAGATGGTAGATACCTTTCACCTGTAGCTTCTGAACCTTGAGTAGAAGGCTTACCACTTTTAGTACGCCACTTCTGCTCTGTCCAGTCCTTTAAAGACTGTTGAGAAGGTTTCATTTGTATCCACCACCTGCTTCTTTATATTGTTTAGCAAGCATTTGAGCTTTTCTTGCAGACCATTGTCCTGCTCTCCCGCCCTTGTTACCTGCTTTTATTTTTTCAAAAAGTCTTTTACGCATAGTAGGCTTGGTATAGTTACCTGCCTCATTGACTGTGCTTTTCTTCTTTGATGTAGTTGTTGACATTAGACTTCAGGGCCTCCAGTCGCTCCAGAGAACTCACTCTCCCCTGACTGCGGTACAGCTCCGGTTCCGATGTTGCCGTTACCAGTACCCGTAACTCCAAGGTCTTGGCCTTCTGGAGGTACTCCTGTAGGGCCTCCCATAGCTCCTGATTGTTGACCAGTGGGGCTAGCTTCCGCATTAGCTGTTTGTCCAGCATTATTTTGCATTCCTATGATTTGAGCCATCAGTGCTGCTTCTTCTGCATTGTTTAAGATCTCATCGGGATCTAGCTCAAGAGAATATGCAAGCTCACTAATAAGCTTATCAATCTTAATGAAAGGGGCTACAGCAGGATTCTGAGCAGTCTGTAAGAACATAGTCAGTCGTTGGCTACGAACTTCTTTCTGCATTAAGCTGTTAGTGCCTGTTGCTTTAACCTCTAAGTCCCCTTGGATGTTTAGCTTTTCATCTAGGAACTGCATGTTCCATTGAAAGTAAGCTTCTCCAAGAGGCCTTAAAAGAAAATCATCTAGGTTCTTAATGACCGTTTTAATATTCAACGAGGCAGCACCCAATAGCATTGACATACCAGAAGCAGTACGAGTCATGCTTTGAACACCAGTTTGACCGTGCGAATAACTAGGAATTCCTGTTTGCTCATCTGCAAGCTGACGGAATCGATCAAACATCATCATGTTTTCATTAGATGTATTAGGAAACTTAAGACCATTAATTGCTTGGCCCGGAACACCCGCCTGTCGTCTAAAGACTTTTCCGGGATATATTTCCATGCTCTGACCACCTACAAGAGCTGACTCATCTACATCAAAGACTAAAGAGCCTGACAAGGCAAGATTATCAATAGCCATTCGTGCGTGACCATTCATAATCTTTTGTGAGTCATCCATGTTTTCGGCAACACCAATGCCAAAGAAGCTGTAGGGGTTTCTTTCGTAGGGGAAAGCATGGTAAGGCAGACGGTGAGGAGTAAATGGATTAACAACAGCCCTAAGCACTAAGCCGTTACAGATCCATGCGTTGATCTGAACTTCGTCAAGATCGTCTACATCTTCTGCTACTTCCATTCCTACTTCTCGGGCATACTCTGCATCCATTACGCCCCAGTACTCTAAAACTTCAAACTGACCAGACCCATAGTCTTCACCACGCTGATCATCTTTTAATTCTTGCTCATAGTCTTTAGGTTCGTAGTTTGGCCCCATCTGCAACGCAGTGCGAATAGCATCCTTATCAAAGTAAGGCATACGAGTTAGGCCACGCACCTGAGACTTGTTCATCTTGTGGCGGTGGAAGACGTATTAACACTCTTCCATATTAGTTGCATTAGGATCAGGAAAGAAATCCCAAATACTTACAAACTCAATCCGAGGTACTCTAACTTCTTTAGGGTTGTACTCTCGTGTACCGTCTTCGCTTTGTGACCACTTGTTTAAAGTCTTATTAAAGTTAAAAGGCCCTTTAATAATTCCAGTGCCAAATAGTGCTTGCTCAAATAAAGCATTACGAAGTTCACTAGATCCATGAGACTCTTCTATCTGATCATGGATTAACTTCTCCATACGCCTTGCTGCTTCTTGAGCAGGTTTAGTCTGATAGACGTTTGGAATTTGAGCAGGGCCGGGTTTTAGGTTGTCTTTCAAAAAGACATCCATATCTTCGGTCTCGCCCTTTATGTAGGTGGCACCCGCATTTAAGGTCTTAGCATCACCTGCGTATCCGACATCGTATGGGTCGCTCATTTCAGGCTGCGGGGCCGTACTTGTTTCAATTCCCGGTAAAGGAGCAGTAGTATCTAGATGAGCATACTCGCTTACTCCTTCTGGGATCTTTGATTCACTAATGCCAATAGGAAGCTTGTTAGAACCAAAGACTACATCTACTAACTGACCAAATGCGGCCAGTACTTTTGTCTTAGTAACTTTAACGAACACACGAGACTTTTCGCTTTCTCGGAACTTAACATGCTTAGGGTATAACCCCCTATAATTATGATAGGCATTAATCCATCGAGACTCATCGTAATCACGAGCCTGTTGAGCAGCAGCGTAACGATCAGTAATAATACCAACAAACTGATTGTGTAAAGACTCTTCGAGCTTTAGCTCTAGGCCTTCCTCGCCTTCAACATCATTAAAGTAGATGTTGTCTGCTCCGGTTAATGTATTGTCCTTCATAGAAGTTCCTTGTTTTTAATACCCAAACTCTGAGTCTATGGGCGTATAGGCCTGTTCCATATGTAAATGCCTTATACGAGCTAAAGGATCATTTATACGAGGCCTAGACATAATTAAATATCTTAAAGCATCATATGCGTGATCAGAAGCATGTGTATCCACATCTTCAGGGTTTGACTTATCTAAGGGAATACTTTGAAGTTCGCGTATCAGGTTCGGGCAAGTATTGAATATTTGCAATCGTGGCCTACCGCTTTGCTGAAACTTTAAGTATTCGTGAATCTGTATTTTTCCGGGTATACGGGACTTGTCTGCTCTTCTTAGCTTGTGTCCCATCTTTAACAGTGCTTCGCCTACTGTTGGCCCTGTAGCTCCTGTCTTAGCCCACGCAGCCCCGTCAAGAACTCCGGGAACTGCAAAAGGATCTGCTGCTTCCATCTCGGCAATCATATGCCCTAGATCTTCGCCTGTCAGTCCTTTCTTATATAATTCTCTGTAGACCACTAAAGTACCATCACTAGGATCTACTGCTGCCCAAATGCAAGCACTTTCTGAGGCATAACCGTAGTCAATGCCTTTTATCCTTTCCCACCCTATAGGGATCTCAAAAGGAATGGTTACATGCGCAAAAGGATCAAACTCTGTAAAGGCTGCTCCTTCTGCTACATCCCAGTTACCTTCTAGCAACTGTCTGCGCTGTACTTCTGGTAGGGCCTTAAGCATTTGCTCATAGCGCCCATCTTCAGCTAGATAAGGATTGTCATCTAGCCTAGCAGGGATAAACTTCCTGCTTAGCCCATCAGAGCCTTCAAAAGGCTCGTTAGGCGGGTTTGGATCAATATACCGTTTCTTTACCCAGTGCGCCCCTGATCCACCGGGGTTAGCAGTACAACGCATGTACGTCTCTATTTCTGGGTCTGTAGTACGCAATCGAGATGCTAGGTAATTCCAAGCAAACTCGGTCGGTAGGTGAGTAATCTCATCAAAGCCTATCCAAGAATAAGCTTGACCTTGGTAACGGTAGACATCTGCATCTCGCTCCAAGAACCCGAACTCTACTTTAGCCCCACTAGGGAACGTCCAAAGCTTTTCTACTTCTTTGTACTTAGAGCCGGGGAAAGCCTGTGGGTATAACTCCCTGCTCTTGTCTATAATCTCTCTTAGCTCTGGCATTGACCGTCTGATGATCAAAGCCCTGTGAGAAGCCCTATGAGCGTATCTGAGAGGATCGATAAGCATAGCATAGGACTTACCACCCCCTGCTGCTCCACCGTACAGTACGTCCGTCTCAGGGGCTGCTAAGAAGTCCGTCTGAGGGCCGGGATTAGGCCTGAAGATAATGTTGTCATTAGCTTCTTCGCGCAGAGGCTTAGGGACATTCTCAAGAATATCATCTGTAATGACTTTATTCTTATTAGCTTTATCGAGCTTTCCTAGAGTTTCTTTAGCGGCATTAAGCTTTTCACGCTCCTGCCGCAGCTTTACTCTTAACTTCTCTGCCTTCTTTTCTTTTTCTCGTAAGGCCTTTCGGGCTGCAAGTTTAGCTTTAGTCTCTGAATGGAAGTTGTAGCCTCTTCCTTTAGAACCCTTTGGCCTCCCAGTTTTCTTTTTTGGAGTACCGTCTTTCTTGAGGACGAAACTTCCGTCTTCATTCGTTAGATAGTTCTCTGGGTGCTTCTGCCAATCTTCTTGCATCTTTGTCTATTATCTTCTTTAGTCCAACATGACTGAGAGTACGACCAGTAGAGAAGGATAACCACTCTGCCCCATCTCTTAGTGAGAGGGCTTTAGATTTTACTAGATCTTTAATGTGTTCTAGTTCTTCCTGCTCTTCTGGTACTGGCTCCAAGTAATGAGGGTCTTTGGAGAGTTTATAGCCAAAAGGTATTGTGCTGCTAGTTCGCCTCATAAGTAGCCTTAGCGGGTATAATGAATAACCCACCAGTTACATTGTTATTAACTTCTAGCTTATCTTGTTTCCCTAGGCCTGTGCGGTCTAGAATTGTTTGGGCTGCTTGTAGTCGAATATTAGCCTGAGGAATAGGTGCATCTGAGTGCATTACCTCTACAAGCTTCATTGCGGCTTGAGGTGCTGATTGTGCTAAGATGTTAGAGGCTAAATCGATTATTTCATGTTTGAGGGATTTGACAACTTGCCAATGACTATTCTCAGCATAACCTGCAAGCTCAGCGGCTTTCTTAGGATCACCTCCCGTTTCGACTAGTGCGTCCAAGAAACTCTGCTGCTTGATTGTAAGTTCTTTTTTGTTGCTCATGTTAGGTATTATAACAACTATTTAACAGTTTGTCAAGTACTTTTTGAAACTAATTAATACTTGACAAATGGTGAATTTACCTGTATAATACTCTTGAGACCCCCCGGGTCACATATAGATAATAGTAAGGTAACAGTAAGACCTTTCTTTAAAGATCTTTAAAGATCTCAATCACCCCGCCTAAGTCTTTTAAATACCCGCCCTAACTGCTTTACAGTCTTAAACGGACTAGTTACGCACCGAGAGATTCCACCGCCTAGACTTGTTAACACTCTAAAGTCCTCCAAAATGTATGAGCATTAGTATATATACTAGGGGGACCCCCATGGCCTCCTGCCCCCTCCCTAGTCTTAATAAGACTAGGGAGACTTTAGAGCCTAGACTAAAGTCTAGCCAGTTCTTGGGAGGCCTCTAAAGACTCAAGAGTCTTTAGAGATCTTTGAGGCCTCAGAGACTCCTAAGCTCGTAGAGCTTCCTCTCAAGTTTACATAGACTCGTAGAGTCTAAAGAGCCTCTAGAGTAAAACTCTAGAGACCCTTGAAACTAATAGTTTCAAGAACCTACAGCATTAACCTCCTTCCTCCTAAACTCTCTAGAGAGTTTAAAGAAAACTCTAGAGATCTAAAAAGATCTCTAGAAATCTCCTCGTTTTAGTCCTCCTCCTCGTGCGTCTTTCACAACCGCATTATGCTCAGGGAAAGAGCTTGACCAAGACCACCGCCGATGCTACTCGCGTTGTTTCACAACCGCATAATGCGCAGGGAAACGGCTTGACAGCTTCCGGCTCAAAATGCTATGCGCCGTGTTTCACAACCGCATAATGCGCAGGGAAACCGTTGACAGCAGCAACTCGATGGTGTTAGTCACGCCGCTACGCTCGCTCTTTCACAACCGCATAATGCGCAGGGAAAGCAGTTGACGGCAAATCGACCCTGTGCCTTTAATGGAAACCGTCACCGAAACGGCGACACCAAAAATCACATCACATCACAAAGGTACATAACATGGCTACATATAACACTCCTGCAACAGCAATCGCCTCAAGCAAGCAAATTTGGGCAGTCAGCAACAAGTTCACCTCTATGTTCATAGAGGCCAATGAGATTCCTCGGGTCAAGTGGAAAATTGTGTCTAAGCGTATATTTGCCACCCTGATGCATACAAATCCCGATGGGATTACTCATGGCAAAATCCAAGAGTACTTCGCCGCCACCGAGCTACCGAAGGTAATCATCGGGCTAGTTAAGGCTGACGGCCTCAAGGATGAGCCTAAAGCTGCTAAAGCAGCCCCCAAGAAGAAAGCACCTGCTAAAGCAGCACCCAAGGCTAAAGCACCTGCTAAAGCAGCTCCCAAGCCTAAGGCAGCTAAGTTGCACAAGAGCATAGCAGATTATCTGGAGTCAGGCTTAATATCTCCGAAGGAGGCTCAGCAAATCCAGAAAGAGTTTGAAACTACTGGCAAGCTGCCTTTTCCTAAGGATGAGCCTAAAGCTCAAGGCACAGAGGCTCGACTGACCTTCCTCGAAGAGACAGCAGTCTTACAGATGCAGAAGATTGAATCCATCGAAGATGGCCTTGCACAAATCCTCCTCGCTGTCCGAGGCTAACTGTTAACTGCCCCCTTCGGGGGGCTTCACTGGAGTTTTAAATATGAATAATACTACCGCAGTTACACTGCCAGTTTGGGCTATAGAGTTATTAACTGAAGGCCATGAGCCAGATAGTTTAGAAGATCTAATGACTATTCAAACTTGGATGCATAATTTAATAGATAAGCATACTCATCTTGGTTTCGAGCCTTGGCCTTTTGAAGGCCCATTCTTCTCAGACTTTAATGATCTTAATGATCAGCCCGGTTTCTGCTGCAAGATTAGATTTAGTCATCCTTAAGAGGTTTCAGAATGTTTCAAGTATTAAAATATAAACTCAACCCGTTCTGGACTTTGGTTTATAAGCAGGATTACTTGGTTAATTCGCCTTACAAGATTACATATACTGGCAAGTTTAAAGTGGGCATCAGTCTACCTACCGGAAGACACAGCCACAGTTACTATGTATTTCAAAAAGTTAAATAAACCAAAAGGAAACGAAAATGTCAGCTCCCAAGTTAAATTTTAAAATCAAAGAAAATAGCAAAACAGTTTGGGTTGATAATTCTACACTCGACTCAGAGTCTAAAATATCAGCCATAAAGGTATTTCAAATCAAAAAGCACTCTATAGTTTCCAAAATTGAAGCAATAGGTAATGCTAGTTTAACTACACTTACTTTTGAGCTAAAGACAGGTGAAGTACAAGAAGTACAGCTATTTGAGAATTAAATAATTATATAAACCTTTATAGCCCTTACAGGAAGTGTAAGGGCTAGAAAGCTTTAAAGGCCGCCGTCGAGCTGCCGTCACTCACCGACCATCAAACCGAGGACAACCAAAATGACATTACCTAAAGATATTTTAACAGATGCGTTAATCGAAGCAGCCAAATCAGCTAGTGAGGCTACAGCAGATCCAATGTATATTACAGATGGCTCGAAAGTTTATACCATCGAAGATGGCCCATGTGGCTTTGGATGGGTCAATATTAGACCTGCTCGAGGCAAGTTTATTACTTATCTTAAGAAGATCGGCATTGGAACAAGAGATAGCTATTACGGTGGCTATACAGTTTATAGTCAAGCTCGAACACAGTCTATGGCTAAGAACTTTGCATGGGCTTCAGCATTTGCTGAAGTCTTAAATCAACATGGCATCAAGGCCACAGCGCATCAGAGGATGGATTAGTTATGTATAATGTTTTTGTAGGAGAATATAAAGTAACAGACGACCCTGTTCCGTACATCATAGCTACTGTAATAGCTGAGTGGCATCGAAAGTACACAAACGTGGAGATCAGAGAAGTATGTTAATTCTATCTCTTTTGTCTGTTGTTATTTTAGTAACTTGGATAATCATAAAGGAATTGGACTAATGGCAATTTATAACTTTTCAGCATTAGAAGACGCTACTGGTAAGGTTATTAGTGTGGAGGCTGATGATGAAGCTGAAGCCAGACACACTTATTACATGCTACTTGTAGAAAATATGACCGAAGATCAATTGTTTGAAATAGCCTGTAGGGCTTTAGAAGATTACTTCGGCGAAACATTAATCATTGAAAAACAGGATTTACACTAATGGAAATCAGAGTAACAGTACACCACTCTTATGGCCGCAAAATTATTAGGCCTGTATGTTCTAATGCTCAGCTATTTACGATCATTAGTAAAAACAAAACATTAACTACAGATGACATTGGCCTGATCAAACGGCTCGGGTACACAGTTAAAGTAGAAAATATGGAGGAGCTTGCAGTATGAATTGTGATGATATTTGGGAAGAGATGATGCTTGCAGTATCTAACTCGCTGTCTGCTGAGCCTCATCGTAAAATAAAACACTCTTCGGGTGGGGCAGGAGTTATCATTAGAAATGGACAAGTCTTTTCGGAGTACTTGCTTAAAACTAAAAGAGCCTATTCAACTGTCAATGGGTGCTACGTTCCTGTCCCTTTGATGTCTGAAGATTACTTTAGAAATAAAGTAGCAGCAGATTACATGCTTAGGGTCTTAGAAAGTCATAACATTAAAAGCATAAGAGAGGCATATAGACTATGAATAACTGGGCTGAAGACAAAGAGTTTGCTTATTTGTTAAACGATTACAACAAGATAGGCTGGTATCAGTTTGCAGACAAGATGAATCCGCATGAGCTTAGAGTATATCTAACGCAGCCTGATAACGAATACTGGCAGGACAAGTACATTAGAGGGCTTTTAAGCTCATGGAAAAAATAATAATTACTTTAACAATCTTTATAACCTTAATACTTTCAATTATTGGAGGCTGTAATGCTGCTAACTACGAAAGCTATGAAGATATACAAGCGACACAAGATTTATATGGAAAGAGATTTGCCATTGCTTGGGTTCAATAGCTCTACGAAGATTGCCAAAGGCAAGAAGCTAGACTATAAAACTGGTGTGCTGTACCTCAAGCCTGCCAACTCAGTAAGTATTAAAACTATCTGCTCTCATGCCAAGAAAGCAGGATGCGATGAGGACTGCCTAGAAGCCTCAGGAAGGCTTGGTATGCAGAATGGGCAGTTAGCTATGTATCGACGCACCATCGCTCTCCTACGGGATTCTGAGGCCTTTGAGAGGCAGCTAATCGAGGAGATAGAAAAGAATAAGACTGACAAGTATGCAATCAGGCTAAATGGTACATCAGATCTAGATTGGTCACGAGTTATTAAAGCCCTGCCCGATGTTCAGTTTTATGACTACACCAAAAATCTTAAAAGGGTTATGGAGAATGATCTACCTAACTACCACCTCACTTACTCAGCAAGCTTTAATAACTTAAGATGTATTAAAGATACTATAAAGGCTATAAAGCTTGGTCTTAATACAGCTATTGCATTTAATACTAAAGAAGCTAAAGGGGAATTTAAGCTCCCTAAAACTATAGAAATTGAGGACAGCTCTATCCCACTAGTAAGCTTTGATGATACAGATCTTAGGTTTCTTGATGAAGATGGGGCAGTAGGTTCTTTAACTCGAAAGGGTTCTACAAAAGAACAAAGGGCTTCAGCGTTAGGAAGTCTTAACTTCTTTGCAGACCTTAATTCAATTAACTTATTAAATAATATTATTATATAATTTAAAAGATTTTTAAAGCCTTTAACGACAGTGAAAGGCTTTAAAAAATCTTTATAAACTATTGGAGACCGCCGAGATGCTAACACGAATTCATGTAAACCAACATAACATTAGAGCTAATGCTAAAGGAGCTGCTCTACCAGTACTTACTGTAAAGACCTATAAAGAAAACATAAAGTGTAATGAAGTAATAGTAAAAGGAGACAGTAAGATAATTTATAGTCCTGATAAGCCTCTTAGTTGTGGTGCTAAAGTATGGATTGAGACCGAGGCAGAGGTTATAACAGCCTAGTGTTCTTCATAACCGAGAAGAACCTCTGTGAGGCTCAATTTCTCTCTCATGTCTTCATAACCGAGAAGAGGTGGAATAAAATGGCTACATATTACCCAGAAACAGGAAAGTTAGTAGATGAATGGAGCGTTGAAGATGTACTGCAACAGCGACCCGATCTTACTTGGGAGCAAGCCTTTAAAGTACTTCAAAGTATAGCTGATAACTATGACGCAGAAATTGGCATGAACTGGGCAGTAATTGATTGTGCTGCTCAGATACAATATCCAGAGGAGATTAAATAATGAATAAAGACCCAGTGATGATTGATCTAGATAGATATTTAACAACTCAAGAAGAAGATTACAGAGACCCTTATGATGTCAAAATGGAACATGATGAGTGGCGAGCTGATAATGAGGATTATGATTATGATGAGTAAAGTAGATAGAGATACACTAAAAGTTAAAAGAGAAATGAGCGACGAAATAGCAGAGCAAATACGAACTTATCTTTCTAATGGTGGAAAAATTAAAGTAATCCCCAAAGGAGAGCAGACGTTTGACCCTAAGGTAGTAAAATATAACCGATCTATTTTTGATAAAGGATAATAAAATGAACAGCATTGTGACTCACCTCAACCCCTTGTTTTCATATACCTATGGTACAGCAGACTTTGAAGTTTCTAAAAAGCCTATGTTTTTCAAAGAGCTAGGTCATGAAGACAGATTAATCCGAACAAATAAGTACGCAATTGTTAGGGATGATAACAACAAGCCAGTAGGCTACTGTGGCGACAGATACAAGTTAGTTTCTCACAAAGAAATGATTGATAACCAACGAACTATTATTGCTCGAAGTGGGCTAGACATCGAAGGTATTCAAGAAACAATTGTTACTGATGCTACTGGTGCTAAGTGTTACATAACACATGTCTTACCTAAGCATGAGATTACTACTCCTGATGGGGATGTAGCGGCTCTTAGCTTTTTAGGTGTTAATAGTTATGACGGAACTTTTGCTTTTATACTATCAGTAGGAGCAAGGCAATCAGCGTGTATGAATGGACAAGTATTTACCAGTGGCGCTAGTACAATATACAAAGCTAGGCACAGTAATAGTCTTGACATTAAACATGCCGCTGCCGTTGTAGGTAACTCAGTAGAAATCTTGGAGAAAGAGCAGCACCTCTGGCATGAATGGTATCACACCGCTATGAATCACGGAGAGGCTACTGAGTTTATTAAAGAGGTAGCAGGTATGGATAAAGATAAAATTTATCACAGCCTTCATGAGATGCAAAGAAACTCTACTTTTAACTACCTGTTTCTAGCTTGGCATAGGTATTCTAGGAAGTTAGGTAAAAATAAGTGGGCGTTATACAATGCTCTTACTGACTGGTCTACTCACTCTAATGCAGGAAGAGCCTCTGCTCAGGCTAATATTGCTTCTATCAGAGCAAAAAGAGCAGACAAAGTACAGAAATTCTTAACTAAATTGGCGGCTTAACTATGGATAGAAAGATGTTTTATGACAAAGTACATGATCAGTTTTGTTATCTTTTTAACTTATGGTCTACAGAAGCTCCTCCTTTCAATGATTTCCTTAGCTATTATGAAAACAAAATAGCTGATGATGCCTTCACGGTAAAAGAAGCTTCAATGCCTTGGGTGCTTAGAACCTTTAGAGAAATAGAGGATGAGATGCCTGAGGTTTTAGTAAACTATATGCGGTCTAAAAACTTCTAATATGTTTACTCAAATAGCGTGTATAGCTATTGCAATTTATTTTGAGGCGAGGTCAGAACCCCTTCGAGGTCAAGTTGCAGTAGCTAATACTATTATAAACAGGGTGCGTAGCCCTCACTTTCCTGATACACCTTGTGATGTAGTTAAGCAAGGTAGATACTGGGCGGGCCATCCGCTGAGAAATCAGTGCCACTTTTCTTACTGGTGCGATGGTAAACCAGAAACTATTAACGATGAGAAAGCTTACACTCTAGCTTTGTCTATAGCTGTAAATGCTGAGAGATTATATGATGTGACTCAGGGGGCAACTTACTATCATAGAGAGGATGTGCAGCCCTATTGGATTGAGAACCTACGAACCCGCCGTCAAATAGGTCGGCACATATTTTACAGAGAGTAAAAGAATGAAAAAGTTTATTGTTAGTGAGATAGAGCAGACCGTGCATTACTTTACAGTTGAGGCAAACACACCCCAAGAAGCTCGGGAAACATTCTCAGATATGTATGAAGAACTTTGGGAGTCTCAAGAACACAAGACACAGCATATTGAAAGTTATGTATACGAGGTCAAAGAGGTGGCAGACAATGAAGCAACATCTATTAATTAAAGATCAATTAGTTAATCCCAAGAAAGGTGACACGTTTGTTACTGAGTACTACCTTGAGGGATGGCGTAACTGTGAAATTAATATAGGAAGCAAGTGGGCAACAATACGTCCTTTGTTCGGCAAAAAGATAATTACTAAGGTGCTTGCTTCCAAATTAAAGAGGGAGCTAGCGGAAATGTATTGGCATTCAGCCTCAACCGATGCCCATTACAAGGCGGTAGCTGAAGGTAAAAAACGCAAAGGTAATAACTGGGAGAAAAATTATTAGCAAAAAGACTTGACAGCCTTTTTAAGGTAGCAGTATAATTCTTAACAAGACACCGCAGTACTAAACTTTAAAACCACTAGAGGAAATATTATGCCAGTATTAGAAGGAACAGCTTATTGGGCTTCAGTAAAGACCCCTAACACAACCTATGAGCCTACATACTCAGTAAACTTAGTAGTTGATGAAGCTACAGCAGATGACTTTAAGTCTCGTGGGTTTACTGTTAAGCCTATGGAGGATGGCCCTGCTATTATTATCAAGCGTAAGGTCAATGGCCCCCGAGGTATGGTTCGAGAGGCTCCAAAGCTTTATGATCGCTCTAAGAACGAGATCGACTGTCAGGTCGGTAACGGCTCTAAAGTTAAGGTTCAGTTCAAAGAGTGGGAGACAGAGCGGAATGGACAGCAGTTCAAAGGTCTTGACTTCATGGCTATGCAGGTTATTGATCTTGTGCAATACTCCGGTCAAGCAGGTGACGAGTTCGATGCTCTTGACGATGATATGGAAGACGAACTATGAGTGATAACCAAAGGCTATACGAATCCAATGGGGTCGAGTACAACATCGACCTTATAGGAGGAGAAGCAGTGAAAGTATTTGATCACTTAAAGCACTTAAGAGATGAAATAGAATCACACAACAACAAAATCATGTACTACACTTATGCAGCTAATACACTGCTACATACTTTAGATACATTACTAACCGATGAGGCGGTGCTTGGGGGCGAATAGCCCCCTCTTTTTTGGGAGCAACAAAATGGCATTTGTAAAGACTAAACTTCCATGCCCTCAGTGTGGAGGTAGTGACCCTGTGGGTCTCAATGAAGACGGCTCAGCATATTGTTTTAGCTGTGCAGAAAGAATACCAAGCTACTATAAGGCTGTGTCTGGTGGCTCAGACAACTACAAGCCTCCTATGAAATCCGTACCCCCCGTGACAGAACTCAAGACTTACAGGAATAATACCGTGCTAAGTTCAGACGGCGAGTTCAACGCCCTGACAGACCGCAAGATCTCTCTAGAGACTGCCAAAAAGTATGGCGTTAAGTCTTCGTTAAACACTAAGGGTGAGGTGGTTTCGCACTCCTACCCTTACTACAACATCAACGAAGTCTCTGGTTACAAGGTACGCAACACTAAAGACAAGCTGTTTAACTGGAGCGGCAGCTCTCAAGACACTGGGCTTTTCGGTCAGCAGTTATTCAGAGACGGCGGCAAGTACATAACGATCACCGAAGGTGAGTGTGATGCAATGTCGGCTTATGAAATGCTAGGGTCGAAGTGGCCTGTAGTCAGCCTTAAGAACGGTGCAGCAGGTGCAGTTAAAGACATCAAAGAAGCCATAGAGTTTATAGAGAAGTTTGAAAACATAATTATTAGTTTCGATAATGATACTCCCGGTCGAGAGGCAGCAGTCAAAGTGGCAAGGCTAATATCTCCCGGAAAGGCTAAGATAATTAGTTTCCCAGAGGACATTAAAGATGCTAATGACATGCTCAAGCTCAACAAGCAAAAGGATTATGTCAACCTTTGGTGGGACGCTAAGACCTACACACCAAGCGGTGTACTCAATGTTGCTGACTTGTATGACGAGTATGTAAATCGTAAGAAGAAAAAGTCTGTTCCTTATCCTTGGGCGGGGCTAAACAAGAAGCTTCTGGGCATGAGGCAAGGAGAGCTAGTGACACTCACTGGAGGCACAGGACTTGGTAAGTCTAGTGTAACTAGGGAGATTGAACACTGGCTGATAAACACAACAGAAGACAAGGTAGGTGTACTGGCCCTCGAAGAAGATTACCTCAGGACTGTTGATGGTATTATGTCTATCGAGGCAGATCAAAAGCTTTACATTGACGAAGTTCGTGAGGCTTATTGCCCCATAAAGCGAGATAAAATTTACCATAAACTCTTTAGGAATGGCAGGGTTTGGGTTCATGCTCACTTCGGTGCTACTGATGTAGATGAGATATTCTCAAAGCTTAGGTTCATGATTGTAGGGTGCGATTGCAAGTGGATTGTAGTAGATCATCTACATATGCTGCTCAGTGGCTCGTCAGAAGGTGATGAGAGGCGTGTCCTAGACAACATGATGCACAGACTCCGATGCATTGTAGAAGAGACAGGGGTAGGAATGATTCTTGTTTCTCACTTGCGTAGGGTTGATGGTAATCAGGGGCATGAGAACGGCATCACTGTTGGCCTTAGCCATCTCCGTGGTTCTCAGAGTATTGCTCAGCTATCAGACTGTGTACTTGCCTTGGAGCGTAACCAACAATCTGACGATGACGAAGAAGCAAATACAACACATGTAAGGGTGCTTAAGTCTAGGTACACTGGTGATGTAGGTATGGCTACCCATCTGCTTTTCAACAGAGACACAGGCCGACTTAAAGAAATAGACATCGAGGAAGATGAACTAGGTGAAGTAATATGAATAAGAATTTAGTGTTCGATGTAGAGACAGACGGCTTAAAGCCTAAAGAAATATTTTGTATTGTTACACATGATGTAGATACTCAAGTTACTCAGGCCTTCGGGCCTGATGAACTAGACAAAGGCTATGAGATTTTAAAGAACGCAGACAAGTTGATTGGACACAACATAGCTAACTATGACATACCTGTTATTAAAAACTTAGCGGGTGTAGACCTTACAGGCAAAAGAGTCATAGACACTCTAGTGCTTTCTAGATTGTTTAATCCTACTCGTGCTGAGAATCACAGCCTAAAGAGTTGGGGATACCGCCTTAACTTTCCTAAGACAGAGTTCGATGAGTTCGATTCTTTCACGCCAGAGATGTTAGAGTATTGTAAGAATGATGTTCTATTAAACTATAAAGTCTATGAAGCTCTTCGCAAAGAAGCCAGAGGGTTTTCTATCGACTCTATAAACCTAGAGCATCAAGTAACTGTGCTTCTCAAAGAGCAAGAAGACTATGGCTTCCTGTTTGATCAACGTCATGCAAGTTTATTGTTAGCTGAGCTGACCGAGAAGGTTGAAGATATTGTTGAAAAAGTTCACAAAGTATTCAAGCCAAAGAGAATAGAGACCAAGCTTTATCCTAAGCGTCTTAAGGATGGTAGGATAAGTAAGATGGCAGAGACTCTTGAAGGTAAAAAGGTTAGACTGTCTTCTGAAGAACATAAAGAAATGATGGACAAAGGTAGCATTACTCTTGTTAAGCTAATACCTTTTAACCTTGGCTCTCGCAAACAAGTAGGTGAATACTTAAAAGAATTTGGGTGGAAGCCCAAAAGCTTTACACCTACAGGTCAGCCTATTATTGACGAGGGTACGCTCAACAAGATTAAAGATATACCAGAAGCTTTATTGATTGCTGAATACTTAATGCTTCAGAAAAGAGTATCTCAAATTAACTCTTGGTTCAAAGAACTGGACGAAGAGGACGGCAGGGTACACGGTTATGTAAATCATAACGGTACTATCACAGGCCGCATGACTCACAGGAACCCCAACATGGCTCAAGTGCCAAGCAGTAATGCTCCCTACGGCGAAGCATGCAGAGCCTGTTGGGTAGTTCCTTCTAAACATAAACTTGTTGGTATTGATGCCAGTGGTCTTGAGCTTAGAATGCTAGCTCATTACTTAGAGGACGAGGACTTTACAAATGAAATTCTCCACGGAGACATCCACACAGCTAATCAAACTGCTGCAGGACTTCAATCAAGAAATCAGGCAAAGACATTCATCTATGCACTCATATACGGAGCAGGAGATGGGAAGCTTGGGTCAGTGGTTGGAGGAAGTAAAACCGAAGGTAAAAGACTTAGAGAATCTTTCCTCGATAATATACCTGCATTTAGATCTCTTGTCCGAAGAGTGGAGAGAGCGTCAGCAAAAGGTTATCTCAAAGGGTTAGACGGACGCAAGATTATTATTAGATCGCAGCACTCAGCACTCAATGCTTTGTTACAGGGAGCAGGTGCTATTGTAATGAAGCAAGCGTTAGTGTTATTTCACAAGGAAATACAGAAGTATAATGCTAAGATTGTAGGTAACATACATGACGAGTGGCAGGTTGAAGTAGCCTCGGAACATGCAGAGCAAGTAGGAAAGCTTGGTGTCGAAGCAATTAAGAAGGCAGGCGATATACTAAACTTAAAATGTCCTCTGGACGGAGAGTATCAGATAGGAGATAACTGGAGTGAAACACACTAATTATAAGTTTGAAGACGGCGAGTGGTGGTACTATGGCTCCAGTGATGGAAGGCGTAGATTAAAGTCTCACCAAAAGAAAAACAAAACTCGAATGTTTGTTGGCTCTAAATATGTGGCTAAGTCAGCGCCTTACCACAAGCCGGGAAGATATAAGACAACGGCTGATTTAGCTTTTAGTGAGATAGAAGAAAAAATTCCTAACAAGAACGAAGGACATATATATATTATCTCGAACAAGGCTTGGAAGGGTTGGTACAAGATCGGTAGCGCATTAGATGCTACGGACAGACTAAAGCAGTTCCAAACATCTAGCCCCTTTAGAGACTACAAGCTAGAGTATAAAATAAAAAGCAAGAACAGAATGTATGTAGAAAAAGAAATACACTCCCGTTTAAAGCAGAAGCATGAAGCTAGGCATGAGTGGTTCAAGATGGACAAAGATAAAGCTAAACGCTACATAAGAGAGGCGGTTAGTCTAGACAAGAATCGAAAGGAAATCCCGAATGAAAAAACTTAACACGCTAGTAGAAGATATTTACTCGTCCTTAGAGCCTCTGTGTGAGGGGACTCCTTACAATTTAACAGACGAAGAAATTGATAACTTTGGAGAAAGTATTAAAGAAGTACTGACCCACTGGGCTAGACCAAAGAAACGTGACGTAGGGTTTAACCTAAGAATGTCTAACATTGGAAGGCCTCTTAGGCAGATATGGTTTGACAGTAAGTCAACAACTAGCAATGCCCCTACGCCTTCGACAATGATTAAGTTTCTTTATGGACATTTGTTAGAAGAAGTATTGTTAATGCTTGTACGAGGATCTGGACACACTGTCACCGACGAGCAAAAAGAAATAGAAGTTAAAGGCATTAAAGGCCATATGGACTCTAAGATAGATGGTCAGGTAGTAGATATAAAGACTGCTTCCTCTTTTGCTTTTAGGAAGTTTAAGTATGGAACTCTAGCGGAAGATGATCCGTTTGGTTACTTGGCTCAACTAGCAGGTTACGAAGAAGCAGAAGGCACTGAAGAAGGTGGGTTTCTTGTAATCAATAAAGAAACAGGAGAGCTTTGTTTACATGTACCAGAAGAACTAGATAAGCCTAATGCAACTAACAAAATAAAAAATGTGCAGAAAGTTCTTAAAAGAGCAACACCTCCTGAAGAAAAATGTTATCCTGATGTAGCTGAAGGCACTAAAGGAAACAGAAGGCTACATAAAAATTGTAACTACTGTCCTTATAAGTTCGAGTGCCACAAAGATGCCAACAATGGAGAAGGGCTTCGAGGATTTAAGTACTCTAAGGGAGTTACTTATTTCACTGAAGTTGTTAAAGAACCTAACGTGGAGGAAGTGCTATGAATGGTAAACGAGCCAAAGCACATAGACGATTAGCAGATAAGATAGCACTAGCTTGGTTAAAGAGTTTAGTTAATCAAGAAGAAGCAGGTTCTTATACTGAAAAGAACTTTAAAACATATATGCCTAAGCAGACTCATATTATGACAGATAATCAGATGACTCTTATGCCTCATTCTTATCGATGGTTTACTAGGCTTGTTAAAAAGTATGGGCTAGAGCAAGCAGAAGAACGCATCTTAAAAGCAGGGAGTCTATAGTGACTGACGCCAAGCAGAAAAAAATTAGAAGTGGCTTACGAAGAAAAAGAGTAAGACGCCCTCAAGAAAAAAATGTACCTGCTACATATGATTCTAACTGGGAGTATGAGCTGCACAATGGGCTTTTAAAAAACTGGAAGCACCATCAAGCAGAGTTAGTCACTTACACAGTAACTCATACTTATGAGCCTGACTTTGTTAGAAGGGTAAAAGGAAAGACAATCCTGTTAGAAGCTAAAGGAAGGTTCTGGGATTACTCGGAGTACAATAAATATATATGGATTAATAAAGTTCTTGATGACAACACTGAGCTAGTGTTTCTTTTTGCTAACCCTGCTGCCCCTATGCCACAGGCTAAGAGAAGAAAAGATGGTACCAAAAGAAGTCATGGTGAGTGGGCATCCGCTAATGGCTTTAGATGGTACAGCGAGGACTCTCTTCCTAATGAATGGATAGATAGGAAGTACAAGAATAGTGATAAGTTTAAAATAGAATTTTATGATATTAATAAAGAGGTTGAGTAATGAGTGTCGATAACATAACACCAGAACAATGGGATTCAATGACAGCTAAGTGGGCAGGTAACCACTCTCAAAAAGCTAATGACCCAGTAAATAATCCTAGTCATTATAACACTGGCGGTATAGAGTGTATCGATGCTATGCAAGCAATGTTAAGCACAGAAGAGTTCATTGGTTATCTACGCGGTAACGGACTCAAGTATCGTTGGAGATTTCGTTACAAGAATGGCATTGAAGATCTTAGAAAAGCAGAATGGTACGAGAACAGATTATTGTCTTTTATAGTAGAAAACGATATTAACATCGCAGGTGATAACCGATGAAAGAAGGTACTCAAGAATATTTAGGTCTTAAGATAGACTATGATAAAGAAAACCTACTGGGTGAGTTTGCATTAAGCACTTTAAGGGATCGTTATTTTTGGCAAGGAGAAGAGTATGCTCAAGAAGCTTTTGCAAGGGCTGCTATATACGGCGCAACTTATAGGGGGGTCACTGATTTCTCTCTTGCGCAGCGACTTTACAGTTATGCTAGTAATCTGTGGTTCATGTTTAGCACTCCTATCCTTAGTAACGGAGGAACCAGTAGGGGCTTACCTATCAGTTGCTTTCTTAATTATGTTTCTGACTCCCGCCACGGTCTATCTTCTCATTATGATGAAAATATATGGCTCGCTAGTGGAGGTGGAGGCATTGGTGGATATTGGGGTGCTGTTAGGAGTAATGGTGTGGATACTGCTAACGGTAGTAAGTCTACTGGCTCTATCCCTTTCATGCATGTAGTAGATAGTCAGATGCTTGCTTTCAATCAAGGAGTGACTAGACGAGGTAGCTATGCTGCCTACATGGATATAAGTCACCCAGAGATTGAAGAGTTCATCGCAATGCGTAAGACCACTGGGGGAGACTTAAACCGTAAGTGCCTTAACCTCCACAACGGAGTTAACATTACAGATGCATTTTTGCGGCGGGTAAAGGAAGACGGCGACTGGAGGCTTATTGACCCCAAGACTAATACGGCAGTTAAGATAGTATCCGCTAGAGATCTTTGGTGGTCTTTAATAACTACAAGGGCAGAAACAGGAGAGCCTTATATAGTTAATATTGACCGCTGTAACCAGTACTTACCTGAGTCTCAAAAAGAACTAGGGCTAAAGATTAACCAAAGCAATCTATGCTCTGAGATTACACTACCCACCGACACAGAAAGAACTGCTGTCTGCTGCTTGTCTAGTGTTAACCTTGAGCGTTACGATGAGTGGGCTGAAGATCCTAACTTTATTAAAGATCTAATTACAATGCTTGATAATATCCTTGAGCATTTTATAGGGCATGCTGTTGACGTAGATTCATTGGGTAAAAATAGTTTAAATTTTACCCGTTTCCAGAAACATGTGAGTAAAAAGCATAGTGGTTTTACCCGTGCTTCTTTTTCAGCATACAGAGAAAGAGCTGTAGGCTTGGGTGCGATGGGGTTCCATAGCTACCTACAGAGTCATAACATTCCTTTTGAGGGTATGTACGCTTCCTCCTTCAACTATAAAGCCTTTACAAACATAAAGACTAAAGCTGTAGAGGCCTCTAAAGAACTTGCTGAGCTTCGAGGCGAAGCACCAGATATGATAGGGACAGGGATGCGCAATTCTCACCTGTTAGCTGTGGCTCCCAATGCTTCTAGCTCTATTATATGTGGTGGTACTAGTCCCTCAATTGAGCCAGTTAGGGCGAACGTGTTTACCCATAAGACCCTTACAGGAAGTTTTAAGGTTAAGAATAAGTACCTTGATGACTTACTGTTTGAGCTAGAGCCTAATGCTGAAAAGCGAGAAACCATATGGAAAGATATTGCAGCCCATGAGGGATCAGTTCAGCATCTAGATATTTTAACTGACGAGCAGAAAGAAGTGTTTAAGACTGCTCCTGAGTTAAATCAGATATGGGTTATAGAGCATGCTGTTATGAGGCAGGATATGATCTGTCAAAGCCAGAGTGTTAACTTATTCTTTGTGCCTCCCAAGGCTACTGAGCCTCAGGAAACGCACGACGACTACCTACAGTATGTTAACGATGTACACTGGGCAGGAGCCTCGAAGCTTAAGTCGATGTATTACTTAAGATCAGAAGCAGCTCGCACAGTAGAGAATGTTAACGTCAAAATACCTAGGATCAACCTATCAGAAACTGAGTGCTTAAGCTGCGAGGGGTAACACATGAGCGGTAAAGGTAGCGGGCGCAGGCCCCGACTAGTTGATAAGCAAAAGTTTGAAAACAATTGGGATTTAATATTTAAGAAGGGAAAGAAAGATGCAACAACTAATAAGTCTAGTAAGCCAGTGGAGCCGCGACAGGAAGATAGTAAGTAACTCTAGCGCCGTAGTTCAGCTAGGAAAGCTTGTGTCGGAGATCGGAGAGCTTGCAGACAACGTAGTAAAAGGCCGCTGTGTAAAAGACGATATTGGCGATTGCATTGTTGTCCTGAACACATTAGCCTTAATGAATGACACAACATTAGAAGAGTGCCTTGCCCATGCCTATGACGATATTAAAGATCGTAAAGGGTATATGAATGAGCTAGGTGTATTTATTAAAGAAGGGGATACAGCGTGAGCTTACTAGCCACTAGAGATTACTACAAACCATTCGATCATCCTTGGATGTTTGATTACTATGTACAGCAGAACCAAATGCATTGGTTCCCTGAAGATGTGCCGCTACACAATGACGTTAAAGATTGGCAGGACATGAAGCCTCAAGAGAGAAACTTGCTAACCCAGATCTTTAGGCTATTCACACAGTCAGATGTAGATGTAGGGGCAGGGTATGTAGACCGCTACATGAGGATCTTTAAAAAGCCTGAGGCTCGAATGATGATGGGTTCTTTTGCCAACATGGAATCTATTCATCAACATGCTTACAGCCTGCTGCTTGATACAGTAGGTATGCCAGAGCGAGAGTATAAAGCTTTTGCTGAGTACGAGGAGATGGCTGATAAGCACCACTACATCAATGATCTTAAGATCTCTAAAACCGACAAAGGTTCTATTGCTAAAAACTTAGCAGTCTATAGCGCCTTTACTGAAGGCTTACAGTTGTTTTCTAGCTTCGTTATTCTTTTAAACTTCCCACGCTTTGGTAAGATGAAAGGCATGGGTCAGATAGTAAGCTATAGCATTAAAGATGAGTCGCTCCACGTTGAAGCAATGACAAAGCTTTTCCGAGAGTTTATTCAGGAGAACAAGGATCTTTGGACAGATGAGTTTAAGGCTGAAATCTATCAAGCCTGTAGAGATATGGTTACGTTAGAACAAAAGTTCTTAGACTTAGTATTTGAGATGGGTGATATACAAGGCTTAACCCGAGAAGAGATGGGTAAGTATGTAGAGTATATTGCAGACAGGCGTTTACTTCAGCTAGGGCTAAAGCCTAACTATGAAGTTAAAGAGTGTCCGTTGAACTGGCTAGATGACGTACTAGGAGTAGAGCATCAGAACTTCTTTGAAGGCCGTGCTACTTCTTATATGAAAGCAGGACTTCGAGGCAAACAGGAGCGAGTTACTTTCTCATGAAAGATGCTAACATCATATCGTTTGCGGTAAAGATGGGGCAGGATGGGGGCTTCTTTACAGAAGTCTCCTATCTACCTGTAGAAGACATATCAAAGTGCTTTAGCGGAGAGGATGCTGCGTTAGTGCGTAAGATAGTGACAGAGATGCAGAAGAACTTCTCTGAACTCCATCACTATCTTGAGCGGGAGATACAGGCTAGTAACTCCATATTGTAGGGCGCGTGTCTCCATCACAATTATCAAGGTGGAGATAACGCACCCGTCCTTTCTGCTGCACTCCTATCCCTGTAAACCCTGCCTCTAGAGCGGCCTGTAAGAGCCTGTAAGCCTTCTCCCTAGAGACCCTTATGTCCATAGCCCTCCCCTGCTGATGTGGCCCTACGGTCTTCTTTGAAGCTTCTACGGGGTGTTCTGGGCATCGATAAGCACTAGTAACAATGAAGGGAAACCCTAAAGTCTCCCTGAGCTGTTCGATCTTTAGCATAAACTCCTCATCCATCCCCTGCTTGCCACAATGCTTACAGGCTACTTCAGAGTCTTTAAAGTACTTATACATTAATCTACAAGCTCCAAGTCATTGACATTGTATACTAGGTCTTCACCTGCCTTTAGCCTCTTGCCTAACTGAAGCTTTCCATGAGTCTTATAGTATCCCATAAGCATTTCAGCTAAAGCTTCATCTTCTGTCTCAGCTTTTTCCTGAAGGCTAAACCCGTACTTGTTATTAACTTCGTCTAGCTTTTCTGTGTTAGGGTTATCACGCATCATGCCCTGTAGCTTTTCCTTAGCCTGTAAGGCCATCCTGTGCATAGGAGTCTTGCCGTGGTTGTAAGACAACAGTGCGTGGTTAAAGGCATTAAACAGCTCTTCGTTATGAGGCTTTCTAAAGTCTCCGAAGCCATTATCATCTACTGGTATTTTGTATTCAGGAGGAATAATGCCTCTTTCAATACCATCATTGATAAAGGTAACTACCTTCTTTTCATTCAAGCGTTGATTCTTTGGGCCTACGCCTAGCATCTCTCCACCTTTCTCGATTAGGTATTTAACACCCTTTTCGATCAGGCCTCCTTCAGCAAACATTTCCCTAACATCTTCTGGATCAAACGCTGCCGCATTAACATTCTTAAACTGATTAGGCTTAAATAAGATGTAGGAGTAAGCCTCCTCTCCGGGAAGAGAATCTTCACCTACGTTCTTGTACTTAATGCCATCAAAGCCATAAACATTCTCTAGGAGTTCCCTAAGTTGAATGTTTAAATCAGCCTTTAAGATGTTTCCAAAGAAGTCTTCATTTTCAGGAGCCAACGCACTAGCGTTTGCATCCCTAAAGGAAGGAGCAGAAAGCTTATCCAAGAAATTGTTAAGACGGCCCATGCCGACATCTTCACCAGTTTCCTTAAAGTGGTTAGTTACTGCCTCGATTAGATCGCTTCGTAACATAGGATCGTTAGCAATGTTAAAGGCATCCCAGATTCCTAAGTCTTTTTCTATGACTAAAGGATTCTTTACGTCTATGTAGCCCTTTGACATTGCCAGAGGCATGTTGTAGTCAGGGTCTGTATATGTATAGATCTCATCTAGAGTAGTCTCATCCATATACTTTTCAGCAAACTTCCTGACATCATTGTCCATAGCCTTAAGAAGGATAGCGTTAGCCTGTCCTCTTGTTCCTACATGTGTGCCTAACTCTCTAGGCAGCGCAAAAGCTATGTCATGCTCAAAGTTAAACCCGCTGTAAGTTCCCCTGTAAACAGGTTCTTTAATTACCGAGTCTTTAGTAAAGGTAGCAGCATCACTAGGATCTTTAATAACCTCTTTGATACCTGAAGACCTTTCTGGCATGCGGTCATAGATACGCTCAAACACTACTTTTTGATCAGGTGTCAAAGTATCAATTTCATTAGCTAACGCTTCTTTTATTTGAGACTTAGCCGGAGTGATAAAAGACTCAGTAACATCTCTGATTTGCTGAGCCATCTCATCAGCAAGCTCTGCGGCCCCATCAAGATCTCCAGAGTCTTCGAGGAAAGCTATTTCCATTTCATACTCGTTCCTGATGTCACCAACCTCAAAGTTGTACTGCTCGTATTCTGATTTAGTCAGTACCTTATCTAGGTTTAAATCCTCATAGAAAGTTTCAAACTTAGGATAAGACTCAGTAGCAGCCTCCATGTCATCAAGCTCTGGATACTCCATGTCTCTAGCTTTAATATTATCCAGATTGGTTTGGATCATATTAGTGTCGGCAGAGAAATCAATTCCAGTCTCAGCCTCTAAAGAGTCTTTAAGCTCTTCAGAGCGTTTGAAGTCTAGCCATTCACTCTCGTCATAGCCTCTATTTATACTAAACTTTTCCCAGTCCTCTCCAAAGCCTTCTACGTTTTGCAGCTCGTCTAAAGACATGTCGTGCTTTTCGCGCAACAAGGCTTTAGTGTTAGTCTCCAAGTAATCCCTGTACAAAGGATTAGAAGTACTAATGTTAGGGTCTAGGTAAGCGGCCTTATCAGCCTCATCTACAATGTTAGCAGCCGCCTTAGCAGCATCCGCTTCGCTTACTGTTTTCTTAGAAAAGCTTTGGATTATTTCAGCTAATGCCTTAATGGCTTGACCGCCTCCAGAAAAACCAATACGGTCTTCCTCGTCTTCCATTATACTTCCTGCTTGCTCACTGTAAGGAAGCCCTGTCATTTTATCTATTCTTTCATCAGGCTCTACAGGCGCGTTAGGAACATTGTATACGTTGCCTCCCCTAGCCTTTTTAAGCCTAGGATCTTCTTCTTCCTCGGCAGGCTGTACAAGTGGGGTAGCCAACATATCAGCATACTTTGTGTAAAGGTTGTCTATAATACTCGCAGGAGTTTCACCAGAAGCTAAGGGAGTTTTTTCAATAACTCCCATGAAAGTACGCATAGACTGCTTTTCAGGCATAAACTTACCTGCTAGCAGTGTGCCAACATTACGCATGCTCAAGCCGCTTTCATTCAATATAATTGCTGTTTGTTCAGCACCTATTGTTTGTCGAGAAGCTTCTACAATTCTGTAAAGCTCTTGCATGTTTTTGTATCTTTGCTGCTGACGCTTAGTATAAGTATCAACTAGCTCTGAGCCTGTTGCAGCATAGTCAGGAGTAGCGGTAATAATATTAGTATTGTTTCTAATATAATCCTTGGTTGCAAACTTTAACTTATCTTCAGGGGCAAACTCAGTAAATCTAACACCTAAAGTCATTGCAGCAAATTCAGCAGGTAAAGACTTTGTGCGCCCTGTGCTTTTGTTAGGCGTTTCAAAAGCTGCTTCTGCTATGTTTTTTAAACTAGTAATAGTTCCCGGAACAAAAGACTCAAGAACATGATACGCAACATTCTCTGTTTTTTCTGCCAAAGACAATCCGGGAGTAAAGATAACTTTACCCTCACTAGTTCTGCCGTTGTCACTCGCCATTGCATAAGCTACATCAGTTAAAGCAGAAGACAAAATAGTAGGCTCAACATAAGGCTTTACCAAAGTTCCTATAGCTGAAAGAGAAGCATTAGCAATGTACTCATCTAAATCATCACCACGCAGTCTACCTTCTCTTACTTCTCTATAAGCTGCCATTAAAGGTTCTTTGATAACACTGTAGCTATCCAAAAATTGTGTGTCAGAATAATAAAGTTTGTCATCCATCCGCATAAACAAACGAGGAGAATCTTTAGACCAAGGAGTCTCAGTCATTACTTTAGCTGCTTCTTTTTCTTCGTCAGTAAGACCTGCTAGAGAACCTGTTCCATACGATAAAGCCCCCCAACTAGACAAAGTAGTGCTGAACCCTGCAAGCCTTTTGAGGCCTCTTGCCTTAAGCACATCACTTCCAGAGTTAATTTCACGAGAAGCTTGCTTTATAATCTGACCAGATGTTCTGATAATTTCGGCAGGAAAAGAAACAAAGCTACCAATAGGAAGGTTCCTTAGAGCTTTAACTCCTTTAGGAACTCTATCGTAATTAGGTAAAGTGTTTTGAGTTATACTAGCTGCTTCTCGCTCTAGCACTTTTATATCTGCTGTAGGAAAAGCTTTCTTAAGGGTGTCAAGCTCTTGATTAAAGTTAATAATTTTATAAAAATCATCAGTCGCCAAGTAAATATCTTCTACTCTTTTAGATACTTTACCAAGCCCATAACCTGCAAGCTTGTCAATAGACTGATCTACAAATGACTCAGCTCCAGTATTTAATAGATCTCTAAATTCGTTTACGGTAGCGTTAGTGTTTACAATCCCAAGATCTAAGTATTTCTTGTAAGTTTCGTCAAGAACTTCTTGACCTCCGGCTGTTATGCGGTTTGAAAGTACTTTCCACGTAGCAGCTACATCTCTACCAAAAGGATTAAGTCCATTTGCTAGCCCGAACTGTGCGCCACCTAACACGTTACGCGCATGCGTAGTCATACTAAAGACTGTTTTAGCTTTTTGAGAAGAACCCTTTAAACTTAAAAAGTTTTTATATCCTCTTGCTAAAAAGCTATTAGAAGAAGGAGTAAGTAAGTTAGACTCTTGCTGTTTAATTGCAGTAAGCATTTCAGGTGTAGTATATTTCCCATCTAGCTGAGAATTAGTACCAGAAATTTTTACAAAATTATCAGGGCGAGGTTGGTTGCCGTCAAATATATAGTTTCCAGTTTTACCCAACTTATAAAGGTTGTCATAAAATCTATTAGTTTCATAAAGTTTTGAAGCTTTACTGACTGTTAAAAGAATATTATCAGCAGGACTTTCTATTTCCCCCATAAGCCTACGAATAGGCGCAGGAATATCTTCTCTGCCTTTAAGAATTTCTTTATTGACTTTTCTTACTTTAGTAAAGTAATCATTAGCTGAAGATTCATCTAATCCTGAAGTTCCTAGTATGTCATCTATTTGATTTTGCGCTTTAGCAACCGCCTCATCCATAGACATGTTAGGATTTAACTTTAGATTTTGATCTGTAAGAAACTTTTCTGCGTCTCTTCTAACTTGAGAGGTAGGCACATATCCTGTATCTTCGTACAGACGATAAGACCTTCTAAGGTATGATCCTGCGTTTTCAGCTATTACTTCTTTAAGACCTAATGGGACGGCTGAGCTATTAACAAGATTCTTAGAAGTTTCATCAATTAACTGACGAGCATTAAGAACTTCAGCCGCTACTTCATTTGGCAGATCAAACTGATCAGCTATGTCTACAATGTTAGCTTCTTTAGATTGACCACGAGTATATCTAAGATCAGTTGTTAATGCTTCTTGTACTTTATCTGCTAACTCATTTGAATTTAGTTCACCCGCTGCGTTATCTAAAGCTATTTGTAGCCTGCGGGCTGTTTGCTCTGCTTGAGCTACGGTAGCTCGTTGTGCATTTTCAGAATCAAGAAAAGCATTATAAGCCTTAGGTGTGAAGTAACCACGGCTAGTAAAGAACTGCTGCGTAAATTGTTTAAGCCTACTACTATTTTGCTGTGCTATTTGTGCTGCACCTTCAGGAGACTCTGATAGTTTTATCTCAGGCTCAACTTTTCTAAGCCCTGTAGTTTCTTTAGCATCTTTAAGATAATCTACAAGAAGCTCACCTTGTTCTTCTTCAGTTAACTCGGTGTAGGGTTTCTTGAAAAGTTTACGGGCTTTCCCTGCTAGTACCGCAACGCCTCCTATAGCTTCTCCAAATGCTCCTAAAGTAAGTCCTTCCCCTAAAAGCTTTATGCGCTGCTCTAATTCGCTATCATCCTCATCAGAAGCCATAAACTCTGCAACTTCTTTCATAGCCCCATCAGGAAGATTACCTTGTAAAAAATTAAAAACATTTTCTTTAGGGTCAGCTAAAAGTTGATCTACAACTACCCCGCTAGCAAGACCACGAGCAATAGAGGGAAGCTTAGCCAAGGCTTTAGCCCCTGCTAATTCAACCCCACCCGCGACATAAGGAACTACAGAAGCAACTGTACCTGTTGTAGTTTTAACATCTTCTAGTTTACCTTCTTCGTCAAAGAGCTTGTCTTCGTCCAAAAAAGGAATAGCACCTGCAATAACTCTTGTAGCAGCATCAAAGCGTTCTTCGATTTTTTTATTGCGAGACTCTCTGGTTTCGTCAGCCAACAAAGGCCCGTCTAAGACTTTAACAGCAGTCTCAGCTAAAGAGCGTCCTGTGTTACCCATTACCTTGAGGAAGTCAAGGCCAATATCTGAAATACCAGTTTCTTCTACAGCGGGTTCATCTTCCCCCGTAATCTCAACTACCGCTTGCTCTTCAACAGGCTCTGGCGCTAATTGACCTTTATCCTGATACTGAGAAAAGATTTCTTCATCAGTATATTCTTCAGGGACTTCATAGATTTTATACCCATTAGGCAACGTAACAGTACGCTTACTCATTCTATAATCCTATTGTGGGGGTGTAAATACTTCGCCATTTGTGGGGAGTCGCCCAAAATCAGAAACAATTGCTGCTCGTTGGTTCATAGACACTAAGGTTTCTACCAATTGGCCTAACATAATATTTCTTTTTTCAGGGTCTTCTTCGAGTCCCGCGAGCAAAGACTTAATATCTATAGCTTCACTTAAAAATATATCTAGTGCTGATTTATACACATCATCTCTAAACTGATCTTTAAGGTTTAAATCATCTACAGCATACTGATTATATATTTCAGCTATAGCAACATATTCATTTATGTCAAGAGGATCAGTAATATTAATATCTAGCTGATCTTTAACTGCCCCCACAAAATCTGAGTAGGCATCAGTAGTCAGGGCTGCTCTTGCATCTTTTGCAAAATCAAAAGAGTCTTTAGCTGCTTTGACTGCTGCGGCATTTAATTCTTCATTTGTTTTATCAGCTAATCTTTCATTAGAAGTAGAAACTGACTCAGTAGAAGATCCTGTATTTCTGTTAGTCTTTTTAGTAGTAGTAACAGTAACAATATTAGAACCAACACCTTTAACATCTACTTTTGTTTCTACAAGGAACTTTTCGTCATCATCAGCGTCAGGAACAACAAGCTTTGCAAAGTCATAAGAGCCTACAACATCTTTAGTTTTTTCATAACGCTTTTCAAACTGATTCATTTGTTCTAGGTTAGCCGCCATATCACTATTTCGTATAGCCGCTAAAGCCTCACGATCAAACTCATCCTTAGTTTTGTCTTTAAACATGCGCTGTGCGCCCTGTGACAAAGCACCAAACACATTAGTAGGACGAGCTTTCCTTGCATTAAGATTAAGCATAGCCTCGAAGTCTTCTTCGTCTACTACCCTTTCTGCATAGGTCAAACCTTCGCGGTGAGCCTCTGCTCGTTGCTCAGCAAACTTACGAGCCTCTTTAGAAATAACTTCGTTGTAGGCTCCTGCCTCTCCTACCTGCTCAAATGGCACTACCTCACGCGCACGTTGCTCAAAAGGATCTCTATAGGTCTTAAAGAAATAATCTTCAGCAGAAAGACCAGAAG